AGACGTATCTGCGCCTCCGTCAAGCGCACCTGATGCTTCCCCGGCGCCGCCGCCACCGGCAGCGCCCGACAGTTCCGCGCCTTCGTCAAGCGCACCCGACAGTACAGCGCCTTCGTCAGGCGACAGCCGCCAGTCAGACCGGGACGGATTACTTGCCGTAATCCAGAAGGTCGTGGAGACCAAACCCGAGCCATCGGCCATCCCCTCGGATGACGCGGATGCCGACGCTCAGGACCCCTCTTCGCAGGACCAGGCAGCGGCTACGGGCGAGGGGACACCCCCGCCGGACGCAACACCACCTGAACTGCTCCCCGACCCGACCGAGGCTGACCTCAAAAAGCTCCGGCCGGAGACGCGACGACGCTTCGAGCAGCTGCTATCGCAGCGCAACGAGCTTCGCCAGCAATGGGAAGCGGTCGTGCCGGAGCTGGAACAGCACCGGCAACTGACCGGCTACCTGCAGCAGCACCAGCTCGCGCCGGATGACGTGAACACCCTTCTGGGTGTTGGCGCCGCCCTGCGCCGCGGTGACTACCAGGGCTTCCTCAACGGCGTGACGCCTTACGTCATGGCCGCCCAGGAGGCACTGGGACTGCGCATCGGCAACGACCTGCAGCAACAGGTCGACGAAGGGCTGATCGACGACGCGACGGCCCGCGAACTGACGCGCACGAGACATCGTGCCGCGCAGGCCGAGGCGAGGCTGCAAGACGCCAATCAGGTGGCGACGGCAACCCAGCAGATGCAGCAAGTGGATCAGATCCGCAACGCTGTCGACACCTGGGAAGCGAGCATCCGGCAACGGGACCCCGACTACGCCCAAATGTCGGGTGCTGTCCGACGCTTTGCGCAGGGGCTTTTGCAGGAGCGGGGCAGCCCCCGCAACCCGACAGAAGCGGTGGCCCTGACCCAGGCGGCGTATGACGAAGTCAAAGCCACGTTCGCCCGGGCGCAGCCTGCGCCCCGGCCGACCCGCAACGGCCCGTCCAGCATCCATGTCGCAACCGGCACGTCGGCGCCCGACCCACGCAACATGAAGGAAGCCGTGGTGATGGCGCTCGCAAACATGCGGCGTGCCTAAGCATGCGGATGACCCACGATGGCGTTCACAGCGGGCGAAGTGACCAACATCGCTAATGCGGCGTTGGATTTCTACTACAACAAGGGCGACACATTTAAGCAGAGCATCCAGGCAAAGCCGTTGCTGCGCTTGATGGAGGCCAGCGCCAAGAGCTTCCCGGGCGGCAAGGGCAATATCTCTTTGGCGGTGAAGGGTGCTTACGGCGCCGGCGGCGTCAACGACAAGTCGGTTGGCTACACCCACAACGACACGGTGTCGTTCTACACGCCGGCCAATATTCAGCGGGTTAATTACCCCTGGCGAGAGCACCATATCGGCCTGACGCTCACCCACACCGAGCTGAAGATCGATGGCATCTCCGTCACCGACGACGCCGGCGACGGCAGCGCGCTCTCCAACCACTCAGATCGCGAGGTGACGGTCCTGGTGAACCTCCTGCAGGACAAGCTGGAGGATTTTGGCGAGAGCTACGCCCGCTCCATGAACAACCTCATGTGGGGCGATGGCGTCGCCGACGCCAAGGCGCTGGCCGGGCTGCAGTCGATCATCGCGGCGGTCCCCAACGCCGGGACATTGGGCGGTCTCTCGCGCGTTGCCAATACCTGGTGGCGCAACCGGGCGGCGACGGTGGCCTTTGGCGCCGCTGCCGGGCGCGGCGCGGTGACCTCGAACCCGGCCAATGGCGGCGCCCTCCTGCAATTCCTGCAGCAGGAATACCGCCAGCTGATCCGCTACGGCGGGCGGCCGACCAAGTGCCTCGCGGGCAGCGACTTCATCGCCGCGATGGAGGTCGAACTCAGAGCCAACGGCAACTACACGATGACCGGCTTCACCGGGACCCAGGACGGCTCGATGGGTCAGCTCAAGTTCATGAACACGATGATCGAGTACGACCCGACTTTGGACGATCTCGGCTTCACCAAGCGGGCCTACTGGTGGGACCCGCGGCACATCTACCTGATGAAACAGGACGGCGAGTGGGACCATAAGTTCACTCCGGCCAGACCCTACAACCAGTTCGTCATGTACAAGTCGATGACCCACACGGGTCAAATGGTTGCGCAACAGGTGAACTCGGCCCTCGTGGTCGAGATCGCTTGAACTAGCGCGGCGGGGACCAGTCTTTTCCCTCGTCCCCAACGAGGCTGGTCCCCGTTTTTTCTTCACCAAAGAGGAGCGCGATCATGGCGAAGTCGAAGCCCCGGCCGAAGCCGGTCAAGAAACCACCGCCGAGGTACTGACATGCCTGCCTATCATCTGTTGCGCTGCATGGTCGCCCTCGGCGGCGGCTCGCAGCCCGACACGATCGTCTACCGCGACCGGACCCGGCCGATCGTCTTCCCCGAGCTGCCGATCCTGCAGCACATCCACGGCGAGGACGCGATCACCGAGATCCACGTCGTCGGCCAGTGGGACGCGCCCAACGACGAGGTCCTGGCGCGCATCCAGGCGATCTACGACCCGGACATCATCAAGGAGGTGTTCCCCGGCGCACGGCCGAGATTACCCCTCTCGGACCCCTCGATCCCGAAATGCACGCAGCCGGTCTACAAGCCGCGGCCGACCCGGCCCGACAGCCCCGACCCGAGGCTGCGCCCGCTTGACCAGTTCACTATGACCAGTGACACGCCGGTCCTGGAGGCGCCGCCGCTCCCTGCGGAGACTGAGCCGACCCCGGACGAGATCGCCGCACACGCCCAGGATGACGACCAGGACGACATGGGTCTGGTCCCGGACACGATGGTGTCGGGGCTGCCGCGCCCCGAGGATCTGCCGCACATCGTGCGCGACACGCTCGGTCGCGGCTCGTCGAACCAGCAGACAGCGGCGACGCTGCCCGATGTCAACGCCGGCGGCAGCCACGCCCCGGGACACCGCCCCGGCGCGGCGACCAGCTACGGACAGGCGCCGGCCCGCGCGGCCCTGAAGAAGGGCTAGGCAATGGGTAAGCAGCTGCGGGACATGCTCACCGATTTGCGGGCCGAGATCGGGCACTCGACCAACGTCGCGCACGGCATCAACGACCGCGAGACGCTGCTCTACTACCTCAACCGGACGCAGATCCAGCTGTACCAGGACTACGACTGGCCGCAGCTGATCGTCGACCGCGACATCCCGCTCACCGACGGGCAGCGGTACTACCCGTACCCGGCGGACCTCGCGTTCGACGACATCAGCAACATCTGGCTGATGTTCAACACCTACGTCGCCACCCTGACCTACGGGATCAGGCCGGAGGACATGGTCCTGTGGAACAGCGATGACGGGTTTACATCGTGGCCGGTGCGCAAGTGGATGCACAACGCCGACACCGGTACGATCGAGTTGTGGCCGATCCCCGACGCGAGCGCCGATCACCCCGACGCCATCATCCGGCTGCGCGGGACCAAGACGGTCCTGAAGATGGTCGCCGACAGCGACGAAGCGACCTTACCCGACAACCTGATTGTTCTGTTCAGCGCGGTAGAGATCCTGCAGCGTGACAGCGCCAAGGACGCCGCCCTCAAGCTCAACAAGGCGAACGAGGCGATGCGGCGCCATCGGGTGCGGCAGTTCTCACACAAGCAGGCGCGGGTAACGGCGATCGGCGCCGGCGGCGGCGACGCACAGTCGCGCGGGCATCAGCCGGTCCTGGGGCTCGACTATATTCCTGTCGGGTACAATAGCGGCCCCGGATAGATGGCCGACGACAAGGTCTTCTCTGTTGTTGACTTCAAGGCGGGGCTCGATGTCCGCAAGACCCCGCTGACCGCGCCAGGCGGTTCTCTGCGCATCCTCGAAAACGCCGTCCTCAACCAGGGCGGCGAGATCGAGAAGCGCCAGGCTTTTGTCTATATGACCCAGGTCCCGGGGGGCGCGGCGGCCAACCCGGTCTACATGGTCGGGCACAGCACTGAACTGCACCTGTTCGGGTTTGGCGCGGTCACCGTTCCGCCGGGGGCGTGCCCCGTGCCGATCGTTTGGCACCAATTGGCGCCAGGGGTGGAACCGGTGGCCCGGATCTACGATGTCGAACCGTTCGACGACGAGTTCTTCGTCTGCGGCGGCAACGATTTCGAGCGGTCCTATTGCTGGTACAAGGAGATCCCGGTCCTGGAGGCGGACGGCAGCCCGAGCGGAGGCTATCTCGCGCGTACCTGGAAGTCGAAGATGTACCGGGTCGACGGGAAATATCTGCGCTTTTCCGGGCTCAACAACCCGGCTCAGAACGACCCATCCTCGGTGGCCGAGCCGGGCGCTGGCTTTATCAACCTGGCGCTCAACGACCCGGACGGTGAGATCGCGCTGTCGATGGAGGTCTTCTACGACAAGATGGCGATCATGTCGCGGCTGCAGACCCAGATCTGGACGCTCGACCCCGACCCGACCAAGGACACGCTGATGCAGGTCCTGCGGATGGGCATCGTGACACCGCGCAGCATGCTGCAGTTCGGCACCGGCGACGTCCTGTTCCTCTCCGACAGCGGCGTGCGCAGCCTCAAAGCGACGAGCGTCACTCTTTCTGCGGCCAACGTCTCGGACGTCGGTTCGGCGATCGATCTCCTCCTGATCCCGATCACCCGCAACATGCCGATCGAATATTTCCCGCAGACTTGTGCGGTGGTGCAGCCGATCCAGGGCCGCTACTGGCTCGCTCTCGGCGACACGATCTATGTGCTGTCGTACTTCCCGGCCGGCGACATCACCGCCTGGTCGACGTTCAAGCCCGGCTTCACCGTGAAGTGCTTCGCGGTGGTCAACAACATGGTCTTCGTCCTCGACACCGAGAACAGGATCTATCTTTACGGTGGTGTCACCCGGGACCAGTTCGACAGCTGCAAGGTGACGATCCGCACCCCGCATATGTCAGCTGATGCACCTACCCGGATGAAGCGCATCAAGTCGGTCGACGTGATGTGCCAGGGCCAGTGGAGCGTGTCGATCGGCATGCTGCCAAATCAAGTCGAGGCGTTCGAGCTGTGCGCCACGATCCAGGACAACACTTACGGGCTGGAGCGCATCCCGTTCGCCGGTTACGGCAGCCATATCGGGGTCCACCTTGAGCACGAGGCGCCGGGGCCGGCGACGATGGCGGCGCTGCACTTTAATCTAAATGAGGGAGCCGTGGGCTAATGAGCCGGGTCGAGATGCACCCGGTCAGCCAGGAGGGGCTAACCCATATCGTGCGCAATTTGCGCGAGCGCGACCGGCGCGAGATTTTCGCCATGCGCTGGAACGACGACGAGGGCGAGCTGGTGGCCGCGGTCTACCAGGTCGCGGGCGATCTCTGGAGAATGTGGACCCTCGACGGCGAACCGGTGGCGGTCAACGGCGTGGTCCCGGTGCGCCCCGGGGTGGTGATCGCCGGCGCGTTCGGGACCAGAAAGTGGCGCGCGGTGGTCCGGCCGATGACCCGCTGGTCCCTCGACTATGTCCTGCCGGTCCTGCGGATGTCGGGGCATCACCGCGGCGAAGCCTATGTGCTCGCCACCAATACCGACAGCCGGCGCTGGATCGAGCTGCTCGGCGGCGAGGTCGAGTGCCTCCTCAAGGGCTACGGCCGGGGACGTGAGGATTTCCTCTTGTACGCCTGGGACCTGACCCAGGAAAGGAGCGAGCATGTGCTTCAGCGGCGGCGGCGGCAACAGCGGTCCACGCATGGCGCTGGTGCCCAACGGCAGCGGTGGGTGGGCCTATGCTGAACAGGGGGTCCCGCCGGAGTACGTCGCCCGAGGCGCGACCACGGTCACGCAGTACCAGCAGCTGGCCTCGCAGGACCTGTCCGACCGGCAGATCGGCGCGCAGCGCGAGATCGCCGACCAGCAGCAGGCGCTCAACGAGAAGCAGTTCGCGGCGCAGCAGGAGCAGTACGCCCAGCAGCAGCAGCAGGTCGACGAGCAGGCAGCACGGCAGAGCCAGTACGACACCGGGCGCGCGGCGGCGTTGGCCGAGGGCACCCAGGCGGTCGAGGGCGCCTTCTCGAAGTTCTCGCCGGTGTATTTCCAGCAATACGCCCGCGACTACATGACGAAGGCCCAGGACCAGATCGACTACCAGAAGCGCGACGCCACCAAGAACCTCGGTTTTGCCCTGGCCCGCCAGGGCATCTCGTCGAGCCAGGCCGGGGTCAATCAAACCGGCCTCATCGACGAGACCGCCGGGCGCGCGGCGGCCGAGCAGACTGCGCTGGCGCAAACGGACGCCGCCAACCGGCAGGCCCAGACCGCGGCCGCCAAGCAGAACCTTCTGACCCAGGTCGGGGCGTCGCAGAGCATCGGCTCGCCGATCGCCGGTTCCAGCGTGCAGGACATCGAGAATTCGCTGCAGACCCAGCGCAACGCGATCTCAGGCATCACGTCGAGCGCCGGCGACGTCACTGCCTCGCTCAACGCCGTGCCGACCGTCAACACCCTGGGGTCGATCTTCAGTGGCGTCCTCGGTGGGGCAGGCAACCTCCTGGGCGGTATCCAGGCGGGCCAGATCAGCGGGCAATTCAATAAGGGCCTCGCCGGGACCAACCCTGGTGGTAGCAGCACGAGGATCGACTGATGTGCGACCCAGTCTCGGCCGGCATCGCCACCGCGATCGGCGCTGCCGCCTCGCTCGGCGGCACCTACATGGCGAGCCAGGCGCAACGCCGCTCGGCCAACGCCATT